ATCACATGCGCAGGAGGACGGCAGAAAAGGCCACCAAGATACTTTGATAAACTTCTTGATAAGGATACCAGCAAAGACACTGAAAGCCATTTCAGAGCACATTCTGAAGAGCTGAGAGAGGTAAGAGCCAAAAGACGAAGAAACGCAATACTAAGCCTTGTAAACTTAGAGCAAAACACCAGTGCTCCATACTCAACATACCTAGAAATACAAAAAGAAAAAGACAAGCAAAAACAAAAGTGGAGAGAACCGAAAGAAACCTTATAGCCAATAAAACAGGGAAAGCAGCGGCGGCAAAGTCTGACGGAGCGCGCCAACAATCTGAGACCGGCAAAAGCCGGTCTCTTATCATTTGGAGCGTCTGCGGACGGGAGTCTAACGGCGCTCCTATCCTAGGAAAACTTTAAGGAATAAAAAAGAATTGACAATATCAACTTCTCATGGTAAAATAACCGTAAGGAGGTGATTTTTTTATGGCACATCGTAGCGGCGCAGGCCGTGGCGACCAGCGGAAGTTTACGCAGACCGCAAAGCGGACAAAAAACATCAACGTCCGGCCGAAGGTCAGCCGGGGCGGCATCCGGCTGTAATGTTCCAAACAGAACAATGAAAGGAGGTGAACAAATGGACTTTAATGAAAGCATGAACATTTTTCTGAAAATCCTCGCAATGCTGGATAAGATTTACCACGCAATTGTGAAGGAAGAGGAAAAGCCAGAAGAGGAGGAGTAAAATGCCACGTGAAGAATACAGCTTACTTAATCAGAGCACCCACCAAATAAGTGAACACTTCAAAGTAAAAGAATTTGCACAAAAAGACTTCCGATGTGACAAGGTAATTGTGGACACAGAACTTATAGACGTTTTGGAAGATATACGCACACATTTCAACAAACCGGTGATTGTAACCTCTGGATACCGGACACCAGAATACAATACAAAAATCGGCGGTGTAAAAAACTCACAACACACAAAGGGCACGGCGGCTGATATCAAAGTATCTGATATTCCGGCAAGATGGATACAAAAGTATCTGAAAGACAAATACCCGGATAAATACGGCATCGGAAGTTATTTAACTTTCACACACGTTGACGTAAGAGCTAAAAAAGCACGTTGGAGGGGCTAAAAAATGACACTGAAATTCTACAGTTTTCACGATGCAATCACGAATGGGTACAGCAGTCCTTTCTTGCAGCAAAACAGGGCGCAGGCAATCCGAACCGCGAAATGGAAGGCAAACGAGTCCAAACTGCAGGAAATCGAGGACATCAGCCTTGTAGAGCTGGGCGACTTCAACACCGAAACCGGCGAAATGTTCGGAGCGAAACCGAACCAGCTGTGCAAGCTGGTAGACCTGAAGGAGACGTACAATGCTAAATCCTAACGTCATGGTACGGTACTACGGAGTACCAACCGAAAGAGTGACAAGCAAAACCGGCAGCGAAACGGCACCAACGTGGAAAGCGGTAAAGCGACCGAACGGGACAACAGACTACATCCGACAACCGGACGAAAATATTTACGAAAAAATTCAGAAGGCGGGCGAGGGATACGACCTCGCAAGCGCAATCGCGAGACTGGAAGCCGGAGATTTTTCCATCAAAGCAAAGAGCACAATCTACACCGAAGGCACGCCACTGGAAAATCTGCCTAAAGACATCGTGACGATGCAAGAAACAGCACAGAGGGCGGCGGAAACGCTAGAAGAGCTGAAACAGACACAGCAGACCAAACAGCCGAAGCCGGAAGAAAAAAAGGAAGAGGTGAAGCAAAACGAACCGGAACAGTGAAAGCCATTTCGCGCAAGTGCCGCGAATGGAAAGACCGCGATCAAAATTTGACCGCGGTCATCAGCTTTTAACGACCATCAACGAAGGCGAACTGGTACCAATCTATATGGATGAAGTGTTGCCGGGTGACACAGCACGGGTACAACTTAACGGGCTTATTCGCATGAGCACTCCTATCTATCCCATCATGGATAACTGCTATATGGATACATATTTCTTCTTTGTGCCTGCAAGACTTTTGTGGGAACACTTCGAAAATATGTTCGGTGAAAATGACACCGACTACTGGGCAGAAGATACGGAGTATTCAACTCCTAAATGCACCATCGGCGGCACCAGCGGCCTGGCAAATGGTTCCATAGGCGACTATTTCGGACTGCCGACACAGGTAACGAACGCGCTGGAAGTGAACGCATTACCTGCACGAGCATACTGCAAAATCTACAACGAGTGGTTCAGAGATGAAAATCTTGAAGCGCCGCTTATGTTGGGATACAAAAAGACAGATGACGGCGGCACGAACGCAGACGCAAGCAAAGTAACAGCAAATGCAAACGCCATCGACCAGACGACCAACACCAACGAAGCAACGTTGTATGCAATGAAACCAGCAAAGGCGAGCAAGTTCCACGATTATTTCACATCTTGCCTTCCTTCACCGTTGAAAAATGCAGAACCAGTAACATTACCGATGGAAGGAAATGCACCAGTAAGATTTTACGCAGACACAGAATTAACCGATATTCTGGACGGCAAAGTAAATACGCCAAAGTTCGACCAACAAACAGAACCGAAGGCGGTAAAAATCACAGGAACAAACATCATAGACCAACCGACAATAGGTTATGTTGGAGCAGAATTAAAAAACGTTACAGGTGCGACGATCAACGACTTACGACAGGCCATCGCGCTGCAGCACATCTTCGAAAGCGATGCACGAAACGGCACGAGATACAGAGAATTTCTTTCCGGGACATGGGGCGTAACAAGTCCGGACAGCCGCCTGCAAATTCCTGAATACATCGGTGGGCAGCGCATTGCAATCAATGTGAATCAGGTAGTGCAGACCAGCCAGACAGACACCACGACCGGACAGGCACTGGGCAACACGGCGGCATACAGCCTAACGACCTGTTCAAAAAAGATGGCAGACTATGCAGCAACGGAGTACGGCTATATCATCGGGCTGGCAGTGGTACGAGTAGAACACAGCTACCAACAGGGCCTTGGGACCAAATGGACGCGCGGCGGTCGTTTCACGTACTACGACCCGCGATTAGCGGCACTGGGCGAACAGCCAGTATACAACAGAGAAATCTACGCAGACGGAAGCGAAAAAGATAGCCAGATTTTTGGCTATCAGGAAGCTTGGGCGGATTACCGCTACAAGCCTTCCTACGTAACGGGAGAAATGAGGTCAAACTATCAAACGTCTTTGGATGCATGGCACTATGCAGACGACTATGACAAGCTACCGACACTGTCAGCGGAGTGGATTCAGGAGGGACGCGAAAACATCGATAGGACTATTGCGGTAACATCCGCAGTAAGTCACCAATTCTTGTGTGATTTCTGGTTCAACGAAACGTGGTACAGGGAAATGCCAATCTATAGCATTCCGGGAATTGAAAGAATCTAAGAAAGGAGGAAGCCGGGCAAAGACCCGGCTATTTTTAAATGGGTACACTTTTATCATGGATGCCGTACATCATGCAGGGGCTTAGCCTACTGACAAGCGTTGCAATGAGTTCAAACCAAAGCAGTGCAACAAGCAGCCAGAGAGCCGGAGAAGAAACATCCAGCGGAAGCGAAACAACAACCGGAAGCCTGACAGCGCCGCAACAAATTGGCTCAACACAGATAGGAACACCAACAGGCATCACCACATACAACAATCAAGGCAGCGTAAACATGGCAAACGGCATGAGCTTTTTAAGCTCAATTATCAGTAATCTGATGAACGCAGGAAGCCAAGCAAGCGCAAAAAAGTACAACTCCGCAGAAGCGGCGGCAGAAAGAGCCTTTGCAAAGGAAATGCGCGGCACAGCATATCAGGACACTGTAAAGGACATGATCGCGGCGGGCATCAATCCAATACTGGCGGCAAACAACGGTGCTACAGCAACGCCAAGCGGAGCAAGCGCAAGCATCGGAACACAACATTACAACCAGCAGAGCGCACAGGCAGCGGCAGTGTCAGCAATGTATGAATACGGCAACAACACAGCAGAGCTAGCAAACAGATACCTCGAACTAGCAAAAAAGAGCACCAGTGCAAAACAGTACCATTCTGCAAAGAGCTTTAAAGAAGCGGCAAGCAGTTTAGCACAGTCAAGCGCAAAACAAGTCAGCAATTACAACTATGCAGCAAACAACTTACTCAACGAGCTGGGAGACGCAGGAGACAAGCTAAAAGACGCAGGAAACAAAGCGGCAGAATCAGCAAAAGGTGCAGGCAGAAAAGCAGCATCGGCCTTTAAAGACAGTTGGGAAAAAGGCGGGAAAAACATCACACCATACACGTCAATCAATCCTAACCAGATAATGGGAGCGTATAGAGGAGATTAAGTTTTCAACAGTTTCAACAGTTTCAACAGGTTTTCAACAAAGAGAAACACAAAAAAAATTGGCCGTTAACGAACTTTCAACAATTCAACAAATTTTCAACAAAAATTACAACAAAAAAGAAGGTGATAAATATGCGTATCAACGCTAAAAATTAGACTTTTCAACAGTTTCAACAGGCCCTACTACTACTACTACAACAAGTAATATATAAAGCAAATAAAGCAAAATAAAAGCCCTTCCGCACAAAGTTAAGGTTTCCCAGCACAGGGACACCAAAGAGAAGAGCATAAAGAATAAAGCTATGCAGAGTAAAGGGGCCGTCAAACTACCGTTGACGGCCCCTTTGCGACAGCGTCCCCTAGCGCGGGGACTGTCGCATCGATAGATGCTAATGTATTGCGCGCACGCGCGCGAAACGCGCACGCGCACGCAATTTAAATCAAAAACGAAAGTGAGGTGTCAACTGGCGCAAGATAGACAAGTAATCTTGCGCCAAACCTATGCCATGTACAAATCCGAATGTTTTCCAGATGAACACGAAAAAACCAACCATGTGGGGAAGTCTAAACTACCTAAAGAAACAGAACCTAGAACAAACCATCATGGACGGCGTAAAAAAAGGAAACCTTGCATTATTGCCATGCGGAAAATGTGAATACTGCCGAAAGCAGATAGCGGACCAATGGGCAACGAGAATAGAACTAGAGGCCCAAAAATGGAAAGACGTGATTTTCGTTACAATGACCTACGACGAAGAACACGTTCCATACGGCGAAATTCTAAAAGGCTACCAAAGTATTCAATCTCAAACAGTAAGCAAAAGAGACGTGCAGCTTTTTCTAAAGCGTCTCAGAAAAGCATACAAGAAACCGATAAAATACTTCATAGCAGGGGAGTACGGAGACAGAACAAAAAGGCCACACTACCACGGAATTTTTTTTGGACTAAAACCAGAGGATGGAGTATGGTACAAAAACCAGAAAGGCAACGCATACTTTAAAAGCGAATGGCTCACAAACCTATGGGGAAAAGGCTTTGTAGACTTTTCGCCAGCGGCACCGGGTTCTTATGCATACGTGGCGCAATACGTCAATAAAAAAGCAATCGGCGCAGAGCAGAGCGCAAAATACTGGATGCAAGGCCGTGAACCAGAGTTTAGAATCATGTCAAAAGGCATCGGGGAAG